TCATTTTCCATAATGATTGAATCTACGAATCCTGTTACACCTACATTATCGGCATCATCTGATAAAGTAAGTTGGTCTGGTTCTAATATGTGTTCAAATGGTATTGTTCCTATCTCATCAAAAGTAAGTGTAGTGTCGTTGTCGTCATCACTAAACAATATTTTTTCATTCTCGTTCATGACCATATCAATCGGTACAGCAACTCTATTATTTTCTGCAAGTAATCTACCTGTGCCTGGTCTACATCCTTCTAAACAAATACTTCCTGTGTCATCTTCTAAAATTAATAATACAGGGTCATCAAATGGTTTAATACCATCTAATACTAAACTACTTGCACCACTTTCTAACATTATACCACACGCATCTCTGAATGGATATTTTGCTAAATGTAATAATACATTATCTCTAACTCTAGAAACAGGATTAGAATTAATTCTTACTTCTCTAGAGTGTATGATTGCTCTTTGACTTTCACCACCAATACCTTTTGCAGATTCAGAAGTTATAATTCCACGACCTGTATCTCCTGTTGCCGTTTCGTAAAGTATACCATCACCAGCATTTGTTGAAGAACCATCTGTTCCATCCAATACAATATTTTGGTCATGGTCTTGTATACCGACTGCTGTTCTATGTGATATTTTAATGTGTTCATCAAATAATGTTTCAAATGTAGAAGCAAGTTCTGGTGAGAATGTATCATCACCTGTGTAACCAGAAACACCTACAGCAGTTGTGGTAACTCTTGCAGATATTTGTGATGCAATACTTACTTTACCAAATGGAATAAATCCAGCTGGGTGTACTGCTTTTTTCAATTCGTTTAGATATGTTGATAGTGATTCACCTATTCTAACTTCGTATGAGTAGTCTTGATAGAAATAAGAATCTTGTAATCTGTTTAAATCTTCACCAACTAAACTATCAATACCAGCGTAAGCACCAACATTTGTTTTTTGTGATGATACTGCAACTGTTCCTGTTGCAATATCGGCAGATACGATTGTTGCAGTTGCACCACCAGAATCTGTAATCGTTACATTGTCGTTTGAGAAATCAATACCAGATTCATTTATAATATTATCCCCAGCATCTGTTGATGAACTGTCTGTTGCATCTAATACAATTTCATCAATCTGTATATCTTCTTCGTGTAATATTCTATCTCTATCTTCTAATAATAGTGCAGTACCTAATTCCTCTGTGCTCAATCTATCAGTTGCATCACCATTTTCTATGATGACATAGTTTGTTCCACCTTCTTCACGATACCTATCTATGACTAATGGTTCACCAACATTAATTGGTACACCACCATCTATGTGTTGATGTTCTAATATAAACTTACCACCATCACCACTACCTAATGCACCATTTATTGCTTGTCCTGTTTCTTGAACTAATTGGTCTGTTGATTTTGCTCTTGTTGTTCCAGATTCTAATAGTATTCCATCATCACCTATTTTACTATCTGCATCAATTACAATTCTATCCCCAACCCCATTAATAATATTTGGTCTTGTAAATGAAAGTATAGAATTACCCATACCAGAATGATTTGCACAATAGTAATATAATTGTGGTGCATCATCAGCAACAACTATTTGAATGAAAGAGCCTGTTGTTCCTATTGGTGTAACGGCAACCACAGATTGTGTTACTCCTGTTGTATATGCAGTTCCACCAGAAGTTGACCCAGCAATTTTAGTAGATGCAAATAACAACTGATGATTCTGTGTTGTGTCTATATTGTATAGTGAACTATCAGAAGTATCAAATCTATATGTGTTACCTCTTGCTAAAGAAAGTTTTGGATTTGCAACTCCATTAATATAAAATATATTTGCAGTATCAGTAGAGTTTCTTCCAACTGTAACTTTAAATGTTTCTGTTTCCCTTGCTGGTGTAGTTATACCTGTTGCATTTAATAAAAAGTTTTCCCCATCATCAAAGTCTAGGACATCTTCTAAAAGAATACCATGTGGTTCTTCTTCTAAATTATTTTCTAATCTAATACCATTCTGAACTGTAGTAGTTGCTTCACCATCTACTCTAACAACATTTTCAAAAGTTGTACTTAAAACTTGTGTGTCAGCATTCCAACCAGAAACTGTTCCTGTGTGTGTGGTCAAAGTATTACCAGATGCAAATGTTCCTGTAACATCTTTCAATACAAAATGAGCTTGGAATGTTACCTCTGGTGGATTACTAGAATCTAAATCAAAACTACCATCTCTAATTTCTATACCATTTGCTCTACCAATGTCTGTTGTGTTTGCAAGTAAACTTGCACCTGTACCAGAATCACTTGTAACAGATACAGTTGGTAATTTAGAATAACCATTACCACCATCTGTTACTTGAACTTTTCTAATTGATGTTGCTTCGTTTTGTGTTGCAAAAGTGTTTTCTTCTAATACAAATAAATCACCATTTGAATATGTGTCATCTTCTTCTTGTACTGTGTCTGTTAATAAATTATGACCAGCATCAGAACCACCAACTGAACTCCTGTCTAATAATAATTTGTTAGCAACATTTCCTTTTATAACATGAGGTATTCCTGCTGTTGGAGCATTTGTAAATGTTAGAGTTGTACCACTTACACTCCATACAGTATCACCGGCAGCGTCTGTAGAATTTAATTGTATGTTATCACGAAATATTCTTATGTTATCTGTATTCGCATTTAGAGATGAAAGAGTAAATACTTTAGTAGATGAATCTGGTGTGATATCTTCTTGTATTAAATTACCATCTTCTAAAATAAATTCAAAAGGAACTAATCCACTATCTGTTCCAGATTCTAATATAATATTATCTGTAGTAATATCTGAATCGTCAAGTGTTCCTGCCTCTTGAAGTATACCACCACCTACTACACTCACAATACCTGTGGCGGCAGATATGTCTGTATCATTTGAATCAGAAGTAAATGTAATCGCATCACCGACTTCATATTGTTGACCAACATCATCTACGATTACCTCACTTATAGACCCTGTTAGAATGTCCTCTACAACGACCTCAGATACACCAGAACCGAGAGATTCAACACTTAGGGTGTCTAGGGTACTGTTAAGTATACCATCATTGGTAAGGGTGCTTTCAGACATTTGTGAGGATACTGTAAATGTTACATCTACATCTCTTGTATTAGATGTTCCTGTAATTGTTTCACCATCAACGAATGTTCCCTCTACACTTTGTAATTCTAATTCTGTAACAGCAAATAGACCTTGTGTAAATGATTGAGATGATACGACAACAGCAGTTGCACCAGATGTGCCACCTGTAATGACTTGATTGACTACTTCATCACCTGTAACATTCGCACCAGCAGTTACTCTAATAGTAGATTTCTGTGTCCACTTACCATCAGAACTTCTCATTAAAAATTCTGTAGGATAAGCTATCTCTGGTGTTTCACCTAAGAAAGCTTTGAAGAATAACTCATGACCTTTTGATGTTCCTTTCGCACCATACAAATCTTTTATATTTTTTATTAATTTTCTTTTAGAAACTCCTGTTGCCAAAGTTTCTGGGATTGCGTTCATGAACTGGTCCCTCATCTGGTCTAAGAAGTCGTAGATAGTGTTGTCTACATTTGCGTATTCTAAAAGTTGTTGAATGTTTTGTATTGGGTTTGCACGATATGTTGTTATCGTTGCTTCTGCACCAGAAGTGCCACCTGTAATTTTTTCACCTGTAATAAATTTTTGTTGAGAAGTTATGTACAAACATTTTTCTCTACCATGTTCCACTAAGATTGTTGCAGTTGCTTTTGATGTTTCACCTGTGATTGTTTCACCTGTTACAAATAATCCTGTTGTTCCTGTTCCTGTTTCAGTAACAATTCTATCTTCATTATCATGTAGACCTGCTTCATGATTTTGTAAAATAAACTCTAGCGTATTAGTTTCTAATCTTAAATAATCCAACTCACCAGAATAAGTAATCCTACCTGCTTCTAAGTATTGATAATAGTGTTTAAGAAAACGAGTAAATGTTTTATGTTCAGCTTGAACAAAGTCAGGCACTTGTCCTTCAATTAGAGGACTAACTTTTGTAACTAATTTTGAATTATTCTTTGCCATTCATCTAATATGCCGAGCTGGTTGAAGTAGATGATGGTGTTGTAACAGTTGTGGTTGATGTTGTTCCTGTTGATGTTACAGTATAACCTAAACCTGTAGTTGCTTGTGCATCAACAGTTCCACCTGTTGTGGTGTTAACTAAATCTATTTCTAGTATTTGATTTCTTACTGGCACCACATCATTTGAGTTTGGTATTACAGTTATACGAATCTGTGTTGACGAAGCACCATCAACATCTGACACAGCAGAAATGAATAATGAGTTTGTACTAATTGTGCCGTTAGTATAATCTACTGTACCAGCAGTAGTATTTAAATATGTTCTAACACCTGCCGAAGATAAAGAATAAATTCTTAAATTACCAGAACCATCATCATCAAAAAAGTATTCTGTTGTTGTATCATTATCTAAATAAAATCCTGTAGATGCAATCACTCCACCAGCATCTGTATTGTAACCTGTATGTGGATTATAAAATTTATTATTAAAATTAATTGTATATGATGATGAAGATGCTACAGGTGTAAAAAATTTACCCATAGTAACAGTTGTTGTATTGTTTAAAATAGATGTATCAGTATCATCAATCAATCCTGTAAGTTTAGAATGTCTAAACGAACTATTAAATTCTTGCAAATCTGTTGAGTTATAATTAGATATAGTTGTTGCGATTAAACTTGCTAACTCATCTTTAGTATATGTGGTTGCAGTTGAATCATAATTAAAGGTAACATTTAAAATTATAAAAGTTGTTTCTGGGTCTACAATAACAGGGGTAACAGATGTAACTTTAAATGGAGCAAATGATGCTACTAAGTTACTCTTTTGTACTGTTGTTAAATTTTGTCCTGTTGTAGATTTAATTGATATAAACACTTTACCATATTCTGGATTAGATGATACACCTGTACTTGTATCAAAACTACCATCTTCACCACCCCAAACAGAAACTGCTTGAGTGTTAGGAAATAACTTTCTAGTAATTGTTTTGTAATCATCTACTGTAACTGCTCTACCTTGTGATGCGTAATCTAATGGAGCATTTAATTTTATTGAATCTATACTTTCTGCCTCTGCACCACCTATTGCACTAGTTACTGCTGTAGTTGTAACAGCAGTTACACTATCAATACTTGTAGGTGAACTAAATGAGTTTGCACCATTTGCTAAACTTTTATTTGTAACAACATACTGTAGTAAAACAATGTTGCCATCTGATACAGCATTACTAACTACACCATCACCAAAGTAAACTTCATATAAACCACTATCAGTTTCTTGTAAATAATAAACTGTACTTGATGAAGACAGTTGTGTTATGTCTGTTGCTTTTGTATAAGTTGTAGTTGATGTGTCAGATGCTGATGTTTGCACTTTAACTGTAAGAGTAGAAGTGTCAGCATTTGCATCACCCAAAGTAAATGTTTGGTCAACATCACTTGTGTCTACTGTGTATCTTGTGGTAACATAACTACCTTCATAAATGTTTACACTATCAAAAGGAACTGAACTACCTGTGTTACTTGCTGTTACATCTGCAATCGTAACGAACTGATAATCTGTTCCATCAACACTTGTGGTAAACGCTGTTCCTGCTGGCATAGTTTTTGTACTTGCACTTGTGTCAAGACTTACATTCACTACTGCGATTGGAGCTCTAGGTGATGATACTTCATAACCTAAACCTTTTGCGTGTGATACTACACTTGAACGAAGTGATGCACTATCCAAAAACATTTCATTTGCCAACATATTGGCATTGAATCCTAGATAGTGTGTGTTGTATGCTAAGGTGTCTAGTAAGATGTTCATACCAGAACCTTCAAAGTCATAGTCTTTAAATTCTGTTTGTGCTTTTAGAAAAGTCTTTAGATTGTCTTTGATGTTATCAAAGTCTAACTCGGTTACTCTTAATCTTTTTTCATTTACTGCCATTATCGTAATCTCTCTAGCATGACTGATAGGTCTACTAGTTCTGTGGGTGCATTTACTACATAAAATTCTATTGATACCTCGTATGCATTAGCATCATAATTTGGTATCGCTCTTACTGATACTAAACGACATCTAGGTTCAAAGTTCTCTATGACATCTTCTACCTTTCTTGCCATAACGGCAGAAACCATTGGGTTCATATGTTCAAATAATAACTCACGAATCCCACCAGATATTTCTGGGTGAAAAGGTTTCTCAAAAACATTTAAATTGATTAGATTGCGTAAAGACCTTTTAACTGCCTGTATATCAGTTACTTTATTGACATCAGAACCTACTGTTCTTCTACCAAAGAATAAATCTAAGTCAGAGTATTGTCTAACATTACGACTGATATTATTTTGTGCTTGTGCATCTTTGTAAGCGTCTGCCATGTGAGTTCCCTAATCCTTTATACATTATTTATAAAGGCAGTATTAAGTCTTCCTGTTTTTTTTGTATCTTGTGTCATAATAGATAAACCCAGCACTATCCTCTTTCCAATTCCAATCTCCTTGTTCTTTTGCTGCTAAGAAACTTGTTCTATTATTTCCACCAGCATCATCTGTATCACTTTGAAAGTATCTTCTATATTGGACTTGATTTAAACTTTTAGTAACATTTGCTCTGGTTTCCAACTCATCAATCCTTGCATCTGTAAACCTTTGTAAAGGTAATTCTGTACCTCTACTATTTTTAAATGTGCCTGGTATGATTGTTCTCTCTGCAAGTTTTTCTTTCAATCTTACTTGCGCTCTTGTTGTTTGCTGAGCAGGTGAATCAAAGGTTTCAATTGTTTCTTCTCCACCTGTTGTTGTCGTTGTGGTTTTAGTTGTGGTTGTTCCAGATACTGTTGTAACAACTTCTACATCTGGTGTTTTGACTGTTACTTTTTCTTTATCAGTTGTAGATATTTTTTCCTCTACTGCTTCTACAGATGGCAAAGAAACTTCTGCTGGTAACTCAATCGGAATTGTTTCTCCATCTGGTATTTGTAAGTTTGGAAGTAACGCTCCAACATCTCCACCTGCCTGTATTTGTGAGGCAAGACTTTCAATATCTAGTCCTTTAGCATTCATCGCTGTACCGAACTGTGCTGTTATACTTGCAACTTGTGATTGATACTGTGGTGTTCCTATATCAAAATTAGTTAATTGTGAAAATTCAGATTGCATGTTTATGTTTGGTATGCTTGGTAACTCTGGAATCATATCTGCAAATGATGATACTAAGTCATTTACTTTAGATTGTAAACTTGCAAGAATGGTGCTTGCATCTCCACCATGATTTGCAAGAAGACTATCCTTTAGTGCCTTAGCATCAGTCAAAGATTTATTTAACTTTGCGTTAGCACCTTGTATGTTATCATTTGAAAAAACTGCCATTCCTTACTCCTATGCTACAGGTGCGTTAGTGTTTGTTTGTGTATCACCACGACTATCAGCGCCTTGTGAATGTACATGACCTGTAAGTTCTATCGCAGTACCAGAACCATTATTTGCAGTAACTGTACTTCCATCACCACTAAACAATAATGTTCCAACTGCCTCAGATTTAATATCTAGATTAGTTGCAGCTTTAACAGTCATTGTTGTACCAGCGGATATAGATGTACTTGCGACACTAAAGGTTGTTAAATTTTCTTGTGCAAGTATTCCTAAACTTTTAAGTGAAGTAATCTGATAATTATCAGTAGAGGTAATATCAACACTACCACCAACACTTCTAGTTTCTTTACCACCAATCGTAATATCATAATCTTTTGCAGTTCCCTTTTCTGTTGTACCTACTGCACCAACAACTGAGTTTGCAATATTAAATGCGTAGTTACCTTTTATTTCTTCTTCTAGATTACCACCTGCTTCCCCAGCACCAATCTTAACTTGTTCTGATTTACCAATCTTTCTAGTAAAGTCGCCACCAACTTCTAATATGTAATCACCTTCTATGAGTTCTCTCTTTGTTCCACTACAGGTTAAATTAATATCTCCTCTGACATAGATGTTAGATTTACCAGCAACCAACTCATAGTTATCACCAACCACCTTAACTGTCTTTGTACCATCAGCAATAATTTCTTCATAAGTTCCAGCGGCATGTTGTGTGTATAATCTTTCGCCATCTGGTGTGTCGTCTATTTCTTTGATGTGTCCAGATTCAGATTCGTGTACATGATTAAAAGGATATTCTCCTGTTGGATTACCACTACCCACATTACCAGATACATCTGCTGTGGTTGTGCCTGGCTCATATCCTCTAGGTGTTGGTTCATCAAAAGTTCCAACAGTTTCTGCTACACTTGCAGTTGATACTGTAGATACATTTGGTTTGGTTGCCGTAGGTATGTCTTTAAATTGTGTTGCTCTACGATTGACAAGTGAAAGATGTGTTTCTGCATCTTCATCTCTTGCAAGTCTTGATACATCTGATTCGTCTAAACCATGTCCAGATTCAAAACGATATTCAGATGGATAGTTGCCTGATAAGTCATTAAAACCTTTCGTGATGTCTGCTTCATTTTGTGGATTGCCTGGCAACGAACCCATGATAACAGGTTGTTGTTTCTCGTTTGCATCACGAAAGAATCCTACTACCCAAGAACCCTCTACTAGAAAAGATGGTGTGTTACCTAGACCTTGCATAGATGGGTCAGTAACAGGCATCATTATGTGTGCCCACGGCAAGTCCGCTGATGGGATATCAGTTAAATCTTCTGTGTGGAAACCTAGACATCTAACTTGTACTCTACCTAGTTTAGCAGGGTCGTTACGATTTTCTACAACGCCAATAAACCATACGAAACCATCTAGGCCCATAAAATAGTTTTCGTTCATGTGTTTATTTATACAGTTAGATTAAAACTTATATTTAGTTTTGATTTCTATTTTGTGTGAGTTGGTAGAATTATAAATCTCAGTACCTTCCCATTTACCCTTGATAGCAAATCTGTCGGATAGTTTCTTTGCAAAACCAAACTCATAAGACTTACCAATATCGCCATCACCTAAACTCTCACCATTGTTAAATGATTCTACGACACCTAGTTCACCATAGAAAGATAATCCACTTGGCATCTTCCATGCATTACCCAAACGAAGATGATTAATGGTGCTAGAGTAATCACTATCTTTCATTTTGAATTCATGTTTAGATGTAAGGTAAGGTTCTGCAAAAGCAAAGTCTGCAAGACAAACCAATAGTATTAAGTAAAGTAAGTATTTCATACCATTATTTATATTAAGAGTTGTAACGATAATCCAAATAGATATTACCAGCAAGAATAATTCTTTCGCCTATCATCTCATTTGCTTTGGGAACTTCATGCGTAACATGGCCTGGGAAAATTACGATTTCATCTTGTTTAGGAAATACTTTGAGTTTTGCTTCACGAAAGTATAGCGGTGGTGCGTTGTCTGGCACTTGTATATAATACACCCACGACCAAAGTGCCGGGCCATGGGTATGAGGTTTGGTGTGTTGATACTGTTCATAGATTGCACCCCAACAATCAAAAGTAAAAAACTTTTCTAGTGTACCTTTCTGGTCTTTGAGAGTTACAGTACGAACAATGTCAATTGCTTTTTCGCAAACAGTATTGACTAGAGGATAGTCATTGTGTAGAAACCAATTGGTCATCCACGCTTTGACATTTGACCTTCGTGCTTCTTCGTGTTTGTGAGTATCAATAATATACGCAAGTTGCTCAAGTTGTCGTATATCCAAGTTCAACTGCCGGCGTATTACTCGTTCTGATTTAACAAAGGTATGCAATTCAGCTTCTTGCTGAAGATTATTAGACAAGTCT